CTCCTAATTTTTCCCAAACATATTCAGATTCTTTCATGTATGCTACTGGTATAAGCCAGCCGTCACTATAAGCTTTTGCAATAATAGTTTTGAAGTATTCAGGACAACCTTTACCTATTTCAAAGCTGGCTCTAGGTACAAGTTTGATACCATCAGTCATCATAAAGTCTGGATCACCTTGTTTGATTTTCTTAATAGTATTATCTGGTGTTGTAAACATTATACCAGGTTACCTGTATAAGGAGAATTTAACCATTTGCTATATGTTTCAATTTGCTGGGCAATTTTTTCAAGCTGGAACTTTCCGCAAAATTTTAGAAAGTGTAGCCCAACAGTTGGGGTAGTTACCACTCGAACACTTTCACGAATGCGCTGGTCAACAGCATCTTTGATTTCTTGGGGCTGTGCAGTCAAATCAATCAAAACCTTATTACGTTGAAAGTCATCACGCACCCGATGTTCAATACCATCGGCGTCTAGCCAGCGAGAAAGCATGAACGTGTTATAGGCGAAGCCCTGCTTATCACGGTCAGCGTATGCTTCCATGATGCCGACTTTGTTTTTAGAACCTTTCTCACGCACACCCGGATATGCAGGGAATACGTTGTCGGATGAATCTCCTCTGACCAGCTTCCGCCAGAGGAGATACTCGGGCGTGCCTTCAAGAATTTTCTGTTCTTTAGTTTTCTTGTCGATGACAGGCTTGCCATTGTCTTTCCAATAGCCCTCAAGTGTGATAAGATGATTTTCTACACCATTATAAATTTTTGTGTTTGGTGACAATAATTGTAGGTAATCGCTATCTGTGCTCACGATAATACTGGTATCTGTTGGATGCATATGGATCCAACGTGCAATCAGATCATCCGCTTCAGCATTCTCATGCCTTAGGACACTTACGTTGGTCTTGTCCTTTAAGAAAGTTGTTAGCGATTCGTATGTGCTCCAAAAAAGGTCGTTCTCGGCTTTTTCTTCTTCAGTAACAGACATAGCATCAACTACCCTATTCCTTTTATAAGGTGCGTATAGCGATTTCCTGAACGATTTACCTTCTAAGCAAAAGACTACGTGGTCAATTCCATAATTACGAACGACTTGGTTAACACTAGCAAGTGTCAGATGTAGTGCGAAAGCCGCCTTTTCTTCAGGGTCACTGTTGCGTGACGCAACGTGACGGGCCCTAAAAAAGGTATTTGCAGTATCGATAAGGGCGTAAGATTTTTTTGTCATGTGTCTATTATATACTACTATTTAGTTTTTGTCAAGTTAAATGATTTCCAAATACTTGTCTGGGTTCTCACGTACTTTATTAACCAAATCCTTGTCCATCTGTACAGATGGAAGATAAACTTCCTTAAGCCTTCTGATTTTTAGTTTATGCTCAACAATCAAACCTTCCACTATACCTCGCATGTAAGGAACAGTGATGTGTGTATAATGTGGGTCAACATACTCTAGTGCTTTTAATGGATCTTTATCAGACTTGAGCAAAAAGTCATAGAGTTCACGCTTAAGTAGTTTTTCTAAACGCTTAGTGTGTCCTGAATAGCCCTGCTCATTGAAATACAATACACCCACAGTGTTGTCAAACTTACCTGAATTGTATGAACTAGAACCAAAGCGGGTATTACTATTACTAGAGATACCAAACTTAGAACGACCGTGATAAACTGTTAAGTAAAATTGGTCACGAATTGCTTTTGATTTTTTCATTTGAATTTCACCTGGTCATCATCAGATAAACATGAGAACAATGTCAAGTTGTTTCCGAATTCATAGTTACGATACCATGCAGAATCGATGCCGGGGTATGTATACCCTGCCTTTTTGACTAATTGCAATAAGAGTGACATAGACAAATCTGCTGGGACTGATTCTTTAACGCGGCGCTTCTTGCATCGGGTAGCCCAAACTTGTGATGCTACACTTTGAAAGTTACCCCAATCACCAAATTCATTAACGACTGCATTCATGTATTGGAAGAACTTTTGAGTTTCAGCTACCTTTGTTAGGTCAGTAGAATCGTACCAACCTTGCTCAGTGATATCATTCCAAAGATTTACGATTGGTAATACTTCAATATCAGCCAACGGTTCGTGCTTTGCAAAATCTTGGTGATGCTTGCATATTTGTGTAATCTCTGACAAACTCAACTTAGTACCACGCAAGAAACGAACTGCACTGAATGAACCTGCTTTAGAAGCATTACCTTCATCTTTAGAATCAGTAGGTGTCAATCCATGTGTTTTCAGAATGTTGTACACTTTAGCGGCACGTTCATATTCGTTCTTAGTGTCAGTAGTAGGACTATCTACTAGTTTACCTGCCACTTCATTTTGAAATTTAACAAGGTCATTCACTTTCTTAGTGTAGCCACCGTTCTCGCCTAAGAATTGCTCACGACAAATGCTGTAGTCAACTACACCGTCGTTAACATCCATGGGAGTCACTTCTAATAGAATAGTCGCATCTTCCCAATCTTCCGGTTTGATGCCCTTTACTAAGCCTAAACGAATACGTTCCCGATATGCAATGACACGATGTTGACCATCAGTGATACCATACAGCTTGCGAACTGGATCCCATGAACCTTTCGGTGTACGCCAATTGCGAGAATCCCATTCAATGATAATATCAATTACGTGATTCTCATCTAGTGGGCGTTGCACATCTACAACAAACATGCAGTCACCTAAGCGAACCTTAATTACCTTAGGTAAGTCTTTTTTACCTTTACGATTTTTCTTAGTGCGCTCTACTGCTTCCTCAAGACGCTTTTGAATATACTCTTTGCGAGTATCAATCAACTTAAATGAACGATCCTGAATTTTTACAAAACGTTGTGCGTCAGTGAGTGGAGCACAAACATCATGTGGGAGTTTGTTTACTGGTACAGGCTTAGTATTTGGTACCCACTTGTCGAACTTGAATGTGTTTGATTTTGCTTGCATTAGAACTACCTCAGTAAATTTAATACAACTAGTATATCACCAATGTAGTTATTTGTCAACCTTTATTTTTGTAGTACTTTAGTTTGCTTCTATAGTTAGCAATCATTCGATTGGGCATCAAATACTGAATGCAATATTGCTATTTTAGCTTTAAATTCATCCATATCCATTGTATGTTTCATTATATTGACCCAACCACACACTAACCAGACATTTCTATGGTTATAACCGCGTGAACTATCAATCCTATCAAGTGAACATCGGTTTGGATTAGGTTTATCGTTACCAGTTTCTAATTCTAGATCAATTCCAGTAATAGCGCATTTTCCATTTTGTTTTTCGTAAAGAGTTTTGAGAAATTTTACCAATTCCTTTTTACCTTCACTTCCTGTCCAAGTTGTTGATAATTCAACATTAGTTCTTCGATTAGCACCCGCGACTACACCAGTAGCCATTGTTTTCCAAAATCTATCAGCATCATTTTTTTGAAGTTCTTTGAAGTGCTCTTTTTGATTTGTCCAAATGTGTCTTAGACAGAAAACTATTTTTTGATGCTCTTTTAAATCATTGTTTCTAATTTCAGCAAGCTCTCTCATCGGGCCTACCAAGATGTTCTTTTTATCCATGTAAGAAATAAGTTCATGTCTCTTACGTCCTTGTGTACCCCATCGATGTAACAACAATTCATATTCTTTAAATATGTCTTTGTCAAAGGAGTCTATCAATTTTTTATAAACAATACTAGTGTTACCTTCTTTAGTATATGCCCTAACTTTTCTTGGTTTAGTCCTACGCAGTGATTTTCTCTCTGAAAAAGTTATTTGTTTTGATCCAGTTATATTCAATCAACTTACCTCAGTACGACCATTACCTAAATCCCGTGTAACTACATTACGTACATCTCCGGGTGCCCGTTTATCAGGATCAGCGATTTCTTGTTCAAAGGTCTCTAGTACAGTTGCTCTGCACAGATTAGTCCACCAGCGATCTACGATATCATTATCTGTATCGGTCTCTTTCATTTTGTACCCTGCACGAATTAGATTCAGTACAAACTTATCGTTGAAGTCAAGTTCTATGTGACCGCTGTTCAGGTCCTTAGGATCTACTTCCATCTTAATGATGTTAACATAAGGCTCACCTGCCTGTGTTGCTTTTTCTTTAGCAGTAAGTTCAGGTGCAACCTTCTTCTCCTTAGGCTTGCGAGGCTTCTTTTCTTTTTTTACTTCAGGAATAACTTCCGGTTTCTTAAATAGATTTTTTATTTTGTCAAACATTTGTATCTTTCGTATAGTTTAAAGCTGGCAAGATTCTTTGCCTTTGATTCACACATCATATCAAATTTATCAATGAATGTCAATGCCCAATCGTTCACTGCTTCATTCCAATAGTAATCACTATGTGCCCTAAGTTTCTGTTTACTGTATCCTGCCAGAATCAACGCATCATGGGCGGGACGTTCATTACTGGAGTGTTCAACAAGACAATCTTCCCTACTGACAGAATAATGTAGAGTAGGGCGTACGCCACGCCAACTGTCAATAACCCTTTTAACACGTACATCATTACAATCGATGTATTCTC